TCCACTTCCAAAACTTCTTTTCTGGATTCCTGATAAGCTTTCAGAGCGTAAATCGTGTTCGCATCTGCTGTCCATGTAAGTTTCATGGCTTTGCCGTTTTTGCCTTTAAAGCCTCTGGCTCTTAATATTTCCTGTAAGAGGAGCACAGATGTGTTTTTATCTCCTGCTTTTACTGTCTCTGGGTTAAACATGTAGCTGCCTCCTTCTGGGTTTGTTGTCTTGTCTGTTTCATCTTTATCTGCAGATAAAACAATTGAATAGTCCGGTGTACAAAATTTTGTCCCTGGAAGATTACTATTGTAATAGCTCTTCTGGCACACCCCGCCACCATTTGCCACGATACCGGATGCTCCGGAAGTATTTCCCTCAATCGTCCAGAACCTGTCTCCGGCTACTTTTGTTACAAAGCCGGTGTGGGTAAATGTATCGCCGTGTTTAAAGATAACAATATCTCCAACTTTTGGATTGGCATTTTTTACAAATAAGACGCCTAAGGTTGGGCAATATACATACGGCCAGTGTTTTAAGAGTTTCTTTGCATTATCCAGACCAAAAGCTTTCATGAAACACCAGGAGATAAACGCTGCGCACCAGGGCTGCCCCTGATAGGATGGTTTTATATCTCTCCAATATTTTGTATAGTTTGCTGATCCGGCATTTCCAGTCTTGCTGTCAAGCTTACTGTTATTTTTCTTTTCCAAGTACCCGATCTCTTCTTCTGCAATTCCCAGAACTACGTTGATAGCTTCACTCTTTGTCATGACTGTGTTTTCCTTTTCTATATCTTTTGCTTCGTTATAATCTTTGTAAAATATATTTCTATCTACAGTTCCGCTGATGCCTGGTATCTTCGCTTTGCTGGAATACTGCCAGCCCACACCAAAGTCCGGCCGGAGTCGTTCCTGTAAGGTGCCGTTATCTGATGCCGGATAACGTGCGATCCAGAAATCATATTTTTTCAGATGGCTACAAATTACATTCAGGTACCAATCCACATTGCAATAAATACCAACTTTATATCCCGCTGCCGTGATAATCTTTTCGAATGCTTCTGCCAATTTATGGATCTGTTCAGCTCCGAGGCTTCTCTGATTATTCCATTCCAAATCCAGCCAGACCGGATACTGCAGTTTTCGCCCGTTCAGAACTTCCACTACTTTTCTGGCTTCGCTCTGTATCTCCGCAACTGTCATGGCATAACTGTATTTATATGCTCCGGTTGGAATGTTATGTTCCTGACATCCGGAGTAATTTTTCTCAAAGCAGCTATCAATCACGTTTCCGGCTTCTGTGATCCGGAGTATTGCAAAGTCCATTCCGTAGTTTGCTACGGTCTCCCAGTCGATTGTTCCTTGCCATGCTGAAACATCTATTCCTCTTATTTCCATGTCCGTCTCCTTTCACCGGGAAAATAGGGATTAGGGATGATCACTCATCCCCTGAATCATTCGTCCTTGTTTGTCTGTTTAATAATCTGATTTACGTATGTAGAAAGTCCCGCAATGAGAATTCCCTGCGTGATTGCTGTGAAAATCGCCATCGCAATGTCCTGTCCGGTACCGCAGGTACAGGTGGCAAACACATAGATCGCGCAGATTGCAATGCTGATTCCGCCAAGGATAAGCGGGATATACTTATCTTTTACTGCCTGTGCCTGTTTGAGTGCCATGCCTACAAAATATAAGGCAATTGCTACTACGATGAGTTCCGGTTTTACATAGTTAATGATCTGTTCCATAGTCATTCTCCTTTTTGTTTGATATGTAATTCATCAATTTCCTGCTTCATTTTGGTCACCATACCATTCCCGCCCAGCGCATGATAGGCGTCGTACATTTCACAGAAGTTCTGGTACGCATACGATGGAATGTTTCCGAACTTTGTGTACTTTGCATGATACTCTATCATCTGCACGCGGAGCAGGAGCATAGTCCCCTTACTATTTGCATCCCGGTCTTTCTTCTGGTTTTTCAAGATCCAGACTATATACCCTAAAAGAACCGGTAATACAATAGTATATGTCTGCATGAGTATTTCTTTCACTATTTCACTCTTTCTCCGGTTTGCGCCGGCGCAATTTTAAAACGGTAATATGTCTTTCAGTGGCTCTGCTCTTATATTCTCTGGCAGTTCATCATCTTCGGTATCTGCATATCGGCGGCAGTTGTATTCTGCGATATCTATATCCTTTTCAATATCTTCAAGACTTTTATCACTCTCGCCTTTTATGATCAGAATCAAGTCGAAGATGATGGACCAGAGCTTACTTATAATCTGTAATTTTGTCATTTATTCTCCTCTGGCAAAGAAATGAGTTCCTGGTACTCTTTATCTGTAAGTTTTCCACGTTCCTTTGCCTGTTCTACCATTTTCAGCCAATTTTCGTGGTTATACATTTTCTTCATTTTCAATAAAATTCTGTACATCTTCATCCTCCTCTGTTTCTTCTGGAATATAAACATCTGTCATTGCTGCCAGATACTGAATTGTTACGTTCTGGTTTTCAATGGTTTTTTTCTGCTTTTCTACGGTTGCTCTGAGGTTTTCGTCCTCTGCCGCTTCTGCAGGTGTCTGAGTCATTTTTCTTACTTCCATGTTCTTCACCCTTTCTTAACTGTTTTAAATATTTCTGAGTCCTTTGTTTTACTTTATACGAATTTCCTTTATCAGCATTATTTTCCCAGGAATTGTGATGTTCATCTACTTTTTCCGGTTCAAGTTCTCCTCTCTGTGATTTATGAACCATCCTCACAAGAGTTTTTCTTTCATGCTTTACACTATCTGAGTTAAGCGTCATGATTATCCTTCCTGTTTCTGTCAGCCGATAGTCGAATCCCAAAAATGTAAATCCTTTTTCAAGCGGTGTTATGTGTGATTTCTTTTCATTTGCTTCCAGCCCGTATATCTGCAATTGCTTCATTATCTCACCGAAAACTCTCTCAGCCTGTTTTCTTGTTTTAACAAGAATCCAGAAATCATCCATGTATCTGATATTGTATTTTACATGCAACTGTTCTTTGATGTAATGATCTAATGGATTCAGAAGTGAAATACCGGCAATCTGTACCATTTGAGACCCTGGATTGTATCCGGTTTCTCCTGCGTACTGGTCTCGTAAAACTCCACACGACATTTCTGTTGTATCCTTATCCGTCAGATTCCTTATTTGCCTTTCTACATCACTGTGCCGCATGTTTAGGTAGTATCCATGTATGTCAACCTGAACTATCCATCCTTTTGTGCCGTATCTGCAGTAATAATTCCATAGATATTTTTTAACCAGTGCTCTTGCAAAGTCTGTTCCCTTTCCTGTCTGGCAGGCGCAATTTGAATAAGTGAATCCCTTTGTCATTTGAGGATAAAGAGAATTATCATTAATGCTCCTTTGATATACCCGATCCTTAAACGGAATACTGAGAGCTTCCCGGCGTTTCGGATATGTTATCAAGACTGTTTTAGGCTTCCCATTCTTCCATGTTCCGTCTTGATGCTGATGTTTCATCCGGAGTATATTTTCTTCTCCATTTAACAAAAACGACTTAACTGATGGTTTCCATGTTACTCCATTCTTACATTTCAGCATTGATTCGTATAAACTATCATAGCTTGTTATATGATCTTTCATCTTTTGTGCTTCCGCAGTTTCTCAGTGCTGGCAGGCTTATGTAAGTCACGCACTGTCTCTTTCGATTATCCGCGGTATTGTTTAGGCTTATGCCAGGGATTTCGGCTCCTTGTCTATATCTTCAAGGCGATCATTGCTATGCAATAACCATAATGCTTTTAGGAAGACAATCGGGGCATACACATTCGAGTTCCATGCGTTCGTGTTGTTGACGTTGCCGGATGTGTTCACATTCATGACGTTGTTAGCGTTGCCGCGGTTAGCCGAACGAGAAAACACATTCTGAGGTGTTAGCCTACGTCCCATGTAATTTAAGAGTATCTTTCTATGTCAGATTCCCGCCATTTTTTAATATAATTTCTCACTTTTACTGTTTGTTCTGACCAATATTCTACCCTTTTTCCTTTCAGGTGAAAGAGTGGATGCGCAAGCCCAATCAGTGCAAGTAAGTTGTTACAATCCAGAATCGCCTGACGCTGCAGTTTGCTTCTCCAGGCCCATAGCTCTTTCTTATTCTTTTCTGTTACCCGGATATTGTTTGCGGTCCAGGCATTTATATAAATGTCTTTCGCTGTCCGGATGATATCGTCCGTGAGCGCAGATTGATATTCCGGAAGAAATACCTTTTTATTCTTGCAGATCTGAATCGTGTAGACCGCCAGCTCTCTTGCGTACCATACTGCATTTAACTGTCTATTCTGCGGTGTGTCCGGTACATTTCTCTCACCTGCTTTAACTGCCATTTCTTTTCCTTTCCATCCCTGCATCCGTGGGTGCAGGGATTATTTGATTGCTGATTATACGACGACAAGCGGGGCATACACAACCGAGTTCCATGCGGTCGTGCTGCCGACGATGCCGGATGTGCTCACACCCATGACGCTGTAAGCGTTGCCGCGGTTAGCCGAACGAGAAAACACAAACTGAGGCGATGTGTGGTTCGCAGCTGAATATCTAATCATAATCGGATAGGTTTTCCATGGTTCAATCGGTGTTTTGGAATTTGTTCTCCGCTGCCAGTATTCGTGAACTGTTCCCTCCTCTTTGCTCATGTTGACATTCATCTGAGACGCGGATGCAAGGAACACTCTGTCGTATGTGATATCTGTCACGCCACCATCATTGACGGTATTCGCAAGGGTAGTTACTTTGACCGTCTTTAATGCTGCCAGCATATCCGCAGGCATTCCGCAGAGGAAACCGTCTTTTGTGGCTAACTGACTCGGCGCAATATCCCAGTCGTCCTGTTTTGTCCACCATTTGCCCTTTGGTTGTGTTGAATTGAGCCACTGACGGGCCGCTGAGTATTTCCAGCGATTCCAGCCGTATGCTGATTCCTGCATACTGTTAAGATTTCCGTTTCTGGTTGCGTACTGCATGGTTCCCAGATCTGTTCCGTCTGATCCGGATGTAACTGCCACGGTTTCAATTGTGGTGATTCCGTCTGCAGCGTAAGAGGTTGCTTTCCAGTTGCTCGGCGCAATGTCCGGCATCTGTGTGAATCCATATACTGATCCGCCTGCAGGTACGGCCTTGGTCAAAGTAAACTGCCAGTATGTGTCTGCTTTTGCATTATTTCCCCAATCCTTTTCTAATTTGAGGTGATAAGTTCCTGCTGCCAGTCCATCCGGACAGCGCAAGAATGCACGGTTGCTAAACTGTAATCCGAATGGGGTTGTGTAATGCGCTTCCAGGAATGTTCCTGAAATGACTTCTCCGTCCTCCAGTTCTACATTTTCAAAATGTGTAACCTGCCACGGGAAATCATATTCCTGGCCGGCGGCAGTATCTGTCCATTTCTCAAGAATCTGGTCTCCGAAATCAAAAATTTTCTGAGCGTACCCATTTCTGGAAAGCCCGCTGATCTGGTCCCACGTTGATATGTTTTCCAGGTTTGCCGCCTGTGTAAATGCCATTGTCTGCAATGCCTGTGAAATTTCTTTCATAGTGCTTTCGCGTGGAAAATTAATGAGTGTCTGGTCTCCTGTTGCCATTTCTGTTCCTCCTTTATTTATAATCTCTAGTTATTCTGTATAGACAATATCAAGTCCACCGTCTTCACTATTTATTGCCAAAGTTATATGTTGTGTCTGAGCAATCAGTGCATCTGTTGCGGACTTGGCGGCAGCCGCCTGGTCTTTAGCAGCTTTTGTGGCGGTATTTGCATTTGTTGCCGCGGTTTCGGCTGTAGTCGTGGCAGTTTTGACAGCTTCTAAGGATTTTCCAATTTCTGTGCTTAAATTTGCCGCGTCCGAAATCGTTTTTTTGAGTGTCGTATCCTTTGCAGTTGCATCCGCAATTGTCTTGTTCAGATTATCTTTCGCTGTCTCTATGTTTACATCAAATCTTCCAATCTCCTGATTGGTATGTTCTGTAATTCCTTGCTGTGCTTCTGATTCTTTCAGTGCAATATAATCTTCTGTCTGACTCTTTACATTCTTTACGGATATCTCCTGCTGACTGGTTATAGTCTGTATCGCCTGTTTTCTTGTCTTATCAATTTCTGTCTGAGCCAAAGTGACCGATTCGGTCACTTTTTCATCAAATCCGGTGATCTGCGCATTGATATTCTGTTCAGACTCTGATGCTGCCTTTCTGGACTGCTCCGCGCTCTGGGCGTAGCCTGCGGCACTGTCTCTGCTATTCTCAGTTTCCTGCGCTGCTTGCACAGTGTTGGAATGTAACTGCTGTATATCCGTGTGAGCTGATTCTATTTCCTGTTGTGACAGCTCTACTGCTGCTCTGGATGTCTCAACCTGTTTGGCTTTATTAATCACATCATCATAGGCTGCAATATATTCCGGTGTCATATCTCCTGGAAGGGCTATCATCTGCCAATGCTCTGAATTATGACCCGGATCAGGAGCGATTCCTGTGATTGTTGTCTCCAGCTCTGCCAGGCAGAAGTATGAGCCGCCCTGATATGAAACTGCATCAAGATATTCGTAGGCAGCTGAAGAATCATATTCTCCTCTCGGATTTAAGGAAACATTCCCCAAATCGGTTTCTATGTAGTTATTTTCTGTATTCATTTTATCCTCCTGTCACATTTTCAGTCTGTACTTCAGACGTGATCCGGTTCTTCGGAACCGAACCTTATCAACCGCTGGATCTGAATACAGTTTTAATTTGCCTGCCACAACTCTAAATGCAGCAAAAAAGACATTTCCTGTTTCTCCTTTCAGATCAGCTTTTTTCTGGCGGATGTAACTATCAATGTCTTTCTTTCCATTTTCCACTCTTCCCGAAATAGATGCGGTCTCTTTCTTTGCCTGTTTAGCGTAATATTTTGCATTATCTGTATCACATTCTGGATGTTTCTCATGTCCATGCGTCCATGCTTCTGCCTGTTCCTGGGCTTTTTCTGCTCTTCCAGCTGCTTCGCTCACAATTTCAACTGCTTTCCGAAAAAGTTCTGGTTCTTCCGGTGTTCCAGGAATCTCAGGTCTTGGTCTTGCTTTTACTGGAATGGTTATTTTGCGTTCGGTATTGCCAGAATTATTTTCACTTAGGTATATAAATGCGTATATCTTATAGTTCTGATCGCTTTCATGATTTTCCAGCATGGAATCCGGAATTGGTACATCCGTCACAGAATCTTTTGTTGTTCCGATTCTTGTTACAGATGTTCCACCTGTTTCTTCCAGCGAGAAATGAATCTCTACCACTTTAGGAAGATCCAATCCTTGGATGCGAAGAATCTGTCCGTAATCGTACTGCCAAGTCCCAGATGCTCGCGAAGAGCATTCATCTTCACGAAATACCACCGTTGCTATATTGTCATTCATCATTCTCTCCTTCTGTCGTATCGCGTTTCGAAATTATAAGACAACAATCAACAAAGCAAATAAAAGCAAACATTAACGCAACCACTGTTTTTCCAATTATCGTCCTCTTTTGCACCTCCTTATTAAGTCAAATTGCCTGAGCCTTTATTGTACAAATACTTATCCCTGACTTTGTCGTATAAACATAATACTCCGTTATCTTTTTTCACTGGAATAAGATCTGCCACCAATACATCCTCCTGATAAATTTTCGCATAATAGATTTTGCCTTTTAGCCCAACTCCCGCATTAGTTCCGTTTTTTGACATATTTCCAACATAAAGTGGACTTGTAAGAGAAAATGAATCAATAGAGTCTGTATCTACAGAAGAACTTCCGAAATTAAATGTTGTGCCATTTTGTTTAATTGTCCAATTACCACCCCAAAATGCAGAGGGTTTAGCTGCACTGTCTATTGTTCCTCTAATCGCATAAAAATTATCAGTGCAAGTATATCCATATTTATATTTATCATCTCTTGCACCGCATATATAAGTTGTTCCAGTGTTTACATACAAACTTACTTCCGTATTAGTATTTTGATCAGGTAAAATTTCTGTATCGAAATAACAATTTCCATCCAAACTTAAACTTGTAATTTCTATATGATTTTCTGTAATGGATTTTTTATTAATAGTAACAGAACATTGCGCTGTGTAATTGCCGTCAAGTGTTGTGACAGTAACAACCGAATGCCCAATTTCTTTTCCAATTATTTTTCCGTTTTCCACAATAACATTTGAATTATTTACGCTCCATGTAACATTTTGATTTGTTGCGTAACTTGGGAGTACGGTGGCTACTAATTGTACGGATTCTCCGACTTCCAAGGTAATAGCGTTATGATTTAATGTAACTCCTGTAACTTTTACAATATCTGGTATATCAGATGCTAATCCATAAGCAATTCCAAGGTTTTGAAGAGTTTTGTCAATTACAGGGCAATAATGGGTTCTATAGAATTGTTCATTTGGATGTACTCCATCACCTTTTTTACTATTTGGGTTATATGTATATTTATTTTTGTTTAATTTAGTCATTGCTATTTGTGCATATTTACGCATATCAAGATACGGCATATTCCATTTTTCACAGATTTCAATCGCTTTTGAATAGATGCTGTCCACGTAAGAATTGTCTTTTGCAAAACTGTGTGGAATAATATACAGTTTGACAGTCAATGGGTACGTATCCATGATATACTGCAATGCACTCTCTAATGCTCCGCAGAACGTCCCCGTATTATACGAAGCATCATATCCAGATTCGATTGATCCGACTGGAATACTACTATTGATGTCATTAACTCCACCGTCAAAAATGATCGCATCAGCTGCACCAGTGTAACTCCTAATCTGCGTTACGATCGGTGTGTGTTCTGGGTTGGATGTAGTGGCAAAGTTCGCACCAGATTCGGCTTTATTAATCCAAGTGGCATCTGGATATTTTTCTTTTAACGGCTGCACGACGCCGGTGCCTTCTTTCCATCCCCATCCAGCTATGATACTATCTCCAAATGCAACGATTGTCTTTCCTTTGTATGGACTTTCTGTGACCTCAACATTCGAAGACTCGTTATTTTGCAGTTCTTTCCATGAGCCAAAAGCTGCTCCATTTTTAGTTCGAATGAATGTCCTGCTATCTTCAAGGCACGTATAGATGTGTACAACACATTTATTGGAAAAACCAACAGAACACGCCATGCCACCAGCGTCAACCGGTACATTTTTCACGCCATGACAGGATATCAAATACGCCCTGTTGTCTTCCATATTGTCTAAGTCAGCCAAAACTTCCGTAGAATAAACATGCAAGCCAGTCATGAATGTTTTACTCGTATCCACAGTGCCAGAACTAGTTCCTGAACCATTTGCGCCTTTTGGAATCCCAAGATTCAGTACAGGATTCTCGGTCGTCCCTGTGATCGATGCAGTGGCAGACTGTCCAGATTCTAGTGTATTCACCGTTCCAATTGTGATATTTGGTGTTTTCCCTGTTGACCCTTTCGAACCGTTTCTAACTTGGAATGTGCTTTTTTCGCCGTTCGTTTTTGTCACGGTGACAATATTTGTACCACCATCTTCTGTCGATGTTGTAGTCTGCTTAACTTCTAGGATGCCAACCCCATCTTTTCCATTACTGCCAGTTCCAGAACCACCGCTTGAACCAGCACCGCCGGTGCAATTTCTTTTCAAGTAATCTACATCTTCCATTAATTCAGGAATTTTTTCTGCGTTAATGAGCATTCTCGCAAATTCCTCTTCCGTTCCTGTGTATCCTTTTTCTTTTACGATTGCATACGCGCTTACAGCACCTAAGTCTTCCCACATCATACTATGAGCACCTCCAGTCTTCCATCTTTCATCCTATAGTTTGCTTTATCTTTACTAACGCATATCAGGTGTCCGTTATGTATTTCAAAATTCATATAATCTCGTAATATTAGCGGAATATATATGTAGAGATGCCCATTCTTTTTTGTCCAAATACGTACAGTTTCATATTTTGGTTGATGTATTTCAATTGTTTCTTTAGGCTTAAATATTATTTTTGCTTCTGCCGCATCCATTTTATCTCCTATTTAGCTTCTTTCTTCAACAAATCCCATTCTTTTTCTGTAATTATTTCCAAAGCCCATTTGGAAGGAACATGTATTTTCATTCTCTTTGAAATACCATTCTTTCTGTAATACCTGTTCCAGAAGTACGCATTTGCTAAAGCACGCGCTTTATGCATGATGCAGATATACGTTGCTCTAGCATCCGGTGTGCCAAAAACCTGATAGTTATATGCGGTGCACCAGGAACACCCCTCTGCAATCGGGCAGTAGAAGCATTCGTCCGTACTCTGCGTTCTCCGATTAATCTTTTTAAGGCACTCCACGCGGCATTTATGGCAGTCGCATTGACAGATTCCCGCATCTACATCTCCTATACTGTACGGTTCCTGTTGGCTTCCCAAAGAGCTTTCCATATATCGCAAGCATGGATAAATGATGCCGTCCGGATCAACCGCCAACATTACGCCGTTTCCACCGCACCAGTTTTGTAAATCGTCTTCTTTCTTTGGGTGAAACAACTCCTCGTTGAACAGTGAACAATAGAATTCTCTTTCAAAATCCATATTATGTTCTAAGAAATAATCCGCAAGCAATTTCATTTGGCCGTAAAGAGTTGTAGCGTGTATTGGTTTCCACCCATCCTCATAAACACAATTCGCATTTATCTCTGTGTATCCCAGGTTAATCATGTGAACAATCGCATCATATATATGCATCACATTCGCCGGTGCAATAGTGATCTTTGAGCCCATGTAATTCCCCTGATTCATCCAGTCTTTTGCTGCAGATACCGCCAAATCATAAGAGGGCTGTCCGTCTGGAAAAACGCGGCAAGAATCATGGAGTTCTTTGTTTCCGTCTACCGTTACTGAAAATGACAGTCTGTTCTTCCACTTTTGCAGTACCATCTGCACTTCCGGTTCGTGATACAAGACCCCATTACTGCAGATTGAAAACATAGTCTTCATAAGCCACGGATGGTTTAATTCAATCATTTTGTCGATTGTGTAGGTGCAAATTTTATCAATCAGTTTTGCCTCCAGAAGTGGTTCGCCGCCAATAAATTCTATTATTAGCCCAGGCGATTTCTTGGGATTTATATATTCTTTAACCCCTTTTTCTCCTGACAGTAAAAGATCTATCATCTTTTTTGCGGTTTCAAATTTCATACTGCGTTTTCCTTTGTGGGTTTGGTAGCAGTATGTACAAGCAAGATTGCAATCATCTGTCACCTGAAATGTCACCGACTGTGTAAGAACTCTTTCTTCTCCCTCTTTCCGCCGGTGTAACTCAGGATACAACCTGCTTAATTTATCGCTGTACTGTTCTGCTCTCTTCATCTTTTATCCCTTCAATTTTACAATTGCAATGGATTGTAATCTCCATCTGATTAGAGTCCAGTGGAAGGATCCAACTGTATTTATGTCCTCTCAGTTTTTCCGGAATGTACTTCTGTTCAAGACTGGCAGATGCAGTTTTATATTCAGCTTCCAGTTCCGCGCCTTTTTTTTGGTAAGCAGCAAATGCTTTGCTTTTAATCATTTCCGGATCGTTTGAATGAGACTCAAGAATCCTTTGAATCACGTCTTTTGCAAATCCCAGTTCAAAATTTAGACGTTCCAGGTATTCCGCGTCTTTTTTGTCAATTTCAATAATGATTTTTCTCATGTCTCCTCCTAGTGACCGAGTCGGTCACATTACATTTTGCCAAGTTTGATGATAATCACTTTATTTTTATCTGACATATCTTCAGTTATCGCTTCGATTTTCCATCCCGGAAAGTCTCTTTTTTCATTTCCGCGCACAAGAATAAAATCCGTGCCGTTCCCGTCATTCGAGATTTTTGCCTTTACTGCGGAGAATGATTCATTTTCGCTCGCGTAAAAGGTAATAATGCTGTCATAATTTAATTCGTTTCCGTTTCCATCTTTGAACTTCTCGAATGAAAAAGCATTGTTCATACTTTCGATCTGGATTTCCTGTTTGTTTTTAAGTATTAGTTTCATTCTTTCTCTCCTTAATCTCCTTAATACACTGGTGACGATGCTGTTCCATAGCAAGTTCCGGAACAGGTTTTTCCACAATTATTTGAGCAATCGTTCGAGCAGCTAGTACTGCATCCGCCGCATTGGCTCTGGCACAAATTAGAACAGCTGTCTTTGCAGGTTGCTTCACATGAATTGTTGCATCCTGTCCCGCATGATGTTCCGCATGAGCTGCACCCTGAACATCCAGAGCAAGACTGTGTGCAAGATGCAGTGCAGTTGTCGTCGCATCCAGAGCAATATCCGGAGCAGTTTCCAGAGCATCCGGAGCAATTATCGCTACATGAACTTCCACAATGCCCGCTGCAATCTCCAGAACAGTTTGTCGAACACGATGTCCCACAGGCAAATCCGCAGCCATTATTGCAAGTATCACCGCAGGAAACAGAACAGCCGGCTGTGCAGTCCATCGCGCATTTTGCCTCGCAATAAATCGTGCAGTCAGTTTCGCATGCCGCGGAGCAAGTATCCCGGCACACATTTGTGCATGTTCCCGAACATACCGTGCTGCAGTTATGTGAGCAACTAGTTCCGCATCCGCCGCAATTCCCCGACGCCGTTGTCTGGCAACTGGTTGAACAGCTGGTTCCGCAAGTCGTACAAGCCCTTTCTCTCCCTCCTTTCTATGCTTTTGTTGATGTTGTGCATCCAGATCCGCATGTATGTGAACATTTGCCTGCACATCCTCCTGTGCATCCTCCGCAACCTCCAGAGCACCCATCTGCGCAGGATTTATTGCAATTGTTGCTACAATTTCCTGTGCAGGAGCTGCAACCCATGCAGGCAGAAATGCAGGACTGTTCGCACAATCCTGTACAGTTTCCCCGGCATCCAGAATTTTCAGCTGTTTTTGGAACTGCCATCATTTTGTCTGCAAATTTTTCCGCTCTTTCCAGTTCCATTTCCAGAGATGTTCTCTTTTTTCTGAGACTGTTATCCGGAAGATAATCATTGATCTCCAGTAATGGATCTATAATCTTTCGAATGTGTTCATCCGAAATCTGGCTTACTACTTTTGGTTCCATCATATAGTCATACTCCTGAGAAGCATATTGCGTGAGCTGACCTCCCATATCTGGCACATCTCTACTAGCCATGACTCTTTTTACTTTTTCTTTGATGCGTATCAACGAATCTGCCGTTATGATCATTTTGCTTTCCTCCTTAGACCGCAGATACAGATGTATATGCCGGATTTATGAGGACATAATCTACCGTAACTGTTTCCGTAGCATTTGTTTTTCCTATAGCAGCCTCGATATATATGTTGGTTCCCTTTGTCATGTTCTCCATATCCAGGATGGTTCCGATGATCTTATATCTGTCATTCGCTTCAAATGCTGCCGGCGAAATATATATTGTTTTTATAATGTCACCGTTTGCAGAGCCTTTCCGGAATCTCACCCTGATCATATTTTCATTTTTAGAAACATCTGATACCTTCATTCTTATCATTACTGCATAAGTTCCTAATTTAAGCGACATTCCCACGGAAAAAAGCTGCATATCCGCTACCGAACTGCTCGTTTTACTCAAAACGGTATATTCCGCCGCTGTATCTTTTATAGTTGCTTCGCTGGACAGTCTCTTGCCTCCTATATAGAGATTGCTGCCATTTTCAATTCGATACAGAGCATCATCCACCTGATCCATCATTTCGTCAAAATGAGCAACATTAAAAAAATCATCATCCTCAGGTTTTAGAAAATTATAATTTTTTGTATATTTCAATCAAATTTCGCCTCCTCATTTCGTAGCTGATGATAAGTTTTTGTTGACATCTGTTTATAAGTAAATGGTTTAAATACTTTGTACTGGTTGTACCTTAAAATGATTGACAGACCATAATCCAAAGGGATCATCTCTTCTAAGAGATTTTCTATCGCATTAATCATATAGCTTCTCGTTACTTCCACCTGACATGTAACTGTCTTTTGGTCCAGATCTATCGTAAGAATATAATTCCTCAATCCAAGAGTTGCATCAAGTTTTTGCCTGAGTGTCGTTTCCGTGTACATGGCGCTAGACCACCATCTCAGTAAAACTTCCATTCTGCGATCCTCTAACGTCGCGGTATCCAATGGAGCAATTTTTAAAATCCTTTCTCGATGCGCAATTCCTGATTCCTCGGATGTTTTTATTGTTATGTCATTGTCAATCTCATCAAGATGTCTCTCGAATACTTCGCCTACCTTATCACCGGCTTCTACTGTCGCCTTAACCTCACGGATATTTATCACTACATCCGGATATTCCACTTTTATGTGCATGTAATCTCTCCTTTGACCGGCACGGAGCCGTCCGTGATCTGCAGATTCTTCTCAGCTCCATTGATCTTTGTTCCGGCAACATCGAGTATACCCGTTATATTTATCAGAGCAGCTTCTATCTGCAGGATCCTCACAATGATCGTTTTGCTGTCTTCCCATTTCTTTCTGAGACTGAGCAGATAATTATCCACTGCCTGATTTATGTAGCTTTTCAAAGCTTCTGGACTGTATCCGGACTCGCAGGTTATAGTTGTTTCTATATTTACCACCGTTTCTTTTACTCCTATAACAGTGACTCGGTGCCCGATCGGAGCAAATCCTTCCCCTTCTCCGCTGTTTACAATAGGATCAACTGCTGTCTGGGCTGCTGATATGACCTCTTCCGAAGGTGTTCTGTAATCCTGCCCGATGATAGTTGCTTTGATTCTGTCAGAAGGCGCTGAAACACGTTCCAGTTTGCATCCATACACTCCACTCAGCTCTTTGAGTCTGCTTTTATAATATTCACGGTTTCCAGCGAATCCGCGATAGTTATATGTCGCCATAACTCTGGCCCGATAGGTTTCTGTTTCCTCCTGATCGGTTCCTTCCAGTGTGCATTTGATGATCTTTCCCCATTCAAATCCTTCCACATATTCGATTGGGTCTAAGTCACCCATGACATGGTTTGGTTCTGCACCAGGAGTATCGCATCCTAGCCGATATGTGTGATTTTCTTCACTGATCACATTGAATACCGTATAGTTATATTCATCCAGATTCCAACGTGATCCCGCCGGGACAGGACAATTAAACTGTGCTGTAAATTCTGCATATGTTGCCTGGTTGATATAGCAGCCCCTGTCATTTCCATTTCTGATCAGATGTTCCAGGTCAGCAGTATCTGTATACATATTCTGCTCCAAACCAGCCAACAACAGATATGCTTCTTCCAATCTTACCGCCTGTTTTGCGCAAGCATTAAAGATCAGGCTTCCCTCAGATGTGTCTATGTCATCCGGCATATCTTCCATCATGGTCCGCATGATCGTTTCATAAGTCATGTCTTCAAACCTTTATCTCCACCTCCCCGTCTCCAAGTTCAGTGATCAATGAAAAAGTAAGCGTTATCTTTTCATCATTTTTTGTACAGGAAAAGTTCTCAATTCCCATAATATACGGATTTTTAGTCAGGCATTCTTCCGTCATTCGTTCCAATTCTGAGTCTGTCAGCTCGACTGAATAAGTTTTTCCAACAAGATTTTCATATTCCTGGCCATAGCCATCTGAATAGATATAATACCGATACCGCGCTATCTGCAGTGCCAGCCATGCCCATACAAGAAGCGCATCATATCCTTCGACAACTTTTCCAGAAAGCTGACCTGTTTCAAAATCAATGCCATATTCCCGTGGAATATACAGGCTCTCTTCGGCTTCTTCTTCACTTTCCACGAAAGGAAACATCATTCCGGAATCACCACCTTTGCAATCAGAATGTACTTTTCATGCCTGTCCAGTTTCAGGAGCAGCACTTCATCCCCTTCTTGCAGGATATTTCTTTTGTATTCTTCTAAAGTGCTGTTATGTTCGGAATCTGTCATATACTCTGCTGATTCCGGTTTCAAAGTATGCAGGAATACTTTCTTTGTCCGATCCAGACGTAAATTGCAATTGATCAAATAATCACTTTTATCAAGGATCATCGTGTCCATCCTGATTTTTCCGGAATCCATCATAATTCCCAGGCAAGGTACCGGGGCATTGTAGAAGCTTCCGGCTTTTCTCATCTGTTCTATAAATCTTTCATATGTATTTATAGCCCTTTGTATCTTCCTCCGTTAATAATAGTCGTTACCCTTTGACCTCTCCATTTATCCACGTTTGGAAATCCATACACCATCGATTCCCATTCAATTACGTCTGCCTTTCCGCCTCCGAGGTCGTGTCCCCATTCTGTGTAATTGCTGTCGCCTGGGTTCTTCTCATCTGCGATCATGCAATTTATTCTTGTTCCGTTTGCCAGTACCACGCATACAATATCTCCTACTTGTCCAAATTTCTGTGTTACAGCAATCAGATAATAACCATCTATGGTTGCTATGTTTTCAGGGCTTCCAGTCTTTCCTTTTTGTCCCCATATTTCAGAAATTCTTCTTTGCGTCGTTCCTGCATTCCATCTTCCGTAAAATTGTGGATAGCAAGTGTAGTTGCCGGTAATCCCTGTCTGCGGGACGGACGATGGAATATTTACAGTTGTTCCGGATATTGCTGTACCGCTTCCAACTGATATTGTTGTAACAGGATAGTCAATGTAACAAAATCCATATACGTCATTTCTTCGATTTCCATACTGCTTTCGTGCTACAAGTCCGCCTGTTGCACCGCTTGTATTTCCCTCAATAGACACATAATCGTTGATTCCCGATCCGGAAACACTTTCCACCAAGCCTATATGGCTTCCACCACCAGGTCCATAGACTACCAACGCTCCAGCTTTTGGAGTTTTTCCAAATTTCCCGCGAGCCTGATACCATTGTGTGACATTAATGCAGCTTGCAGTCTTTCCTCCGCCCATGAAGAGATTTCCATGTCCTGATTTATTAAATACAGACCATTGAAAGATGCAGCACCAGGCAACTCCGTTATATCCATAGTACTGTGTAGCTTCATTTGTTGTCCCAGATATTCCAATCCATGCCCTTGCCTGGTTCAAAACATCGTTCAGCGCATCGCTTGTCCCGGTTCCCGAAGCAGAAGAAGAGGCAGAGGACGATGTTTCCTGTTCCTCATCCTCTTCCTGTTTGTCCATAATATTCTTGAACGCAAGCTCCAATGTAGTTGTATAAACTCCACTGTTCCATTGATGGCTGTCATTTTCTATCCAGAATTTCCCCTTCAATCCTGTCCTGAAATCTTCTATAATCACGCCTAAGCCGGATACACATCTGTAATCTCCAATCATGGTCAGATTTGCTGTTTTATCTATTCCATGCAATTCATTTTTAGCTTCTGCACTTCCATTTCCAGAATCTACAGATATCGCATTTTGAAATATCCCGTATTTATCTGCCCATTTTGAATTACTTATACTTCCTATCTTTTGATTGCTCGAATTATAAACATATACTCGGTTTACCATGTTATCAAGGCTTTCAGAATATGTAGAGCTTGTGATCCGCTCGCCTTGGCGAATGTGAAAATTCGGGATAACCTTTCCTTTCTCGATCACTTCCAGTCTATCTTTGTTCATCTGCGCTATATACGGTTTCTTAGTCTTTTTATAAGCTTTTGTATATGCTGCCATGATAATTTCATAATACGGGCGTTCCTGAAAGAATATTTTCGCAATAGGCATCTTAGTTTTTGCAATGGATCCGGTCTTTACTTTTACGTCTCTGCAGACCATCTGTGCGATTTTTTCAGGGGTTTTGTTTGCAAAACGGTATGTACCGCTAGATCGTAAGAGATGTATCATGCCGTCAGTTGCTGTATACTGTAGCTCACCCATTTCAGATTTTCTTTCTCTTTGGGTAATAATTCCGACAAATTTCGTTTTTTTATCATCCGGATATCCTGGGTAGAATACAATTTTGTCTCCTAATTTTATATTAAGAGTCTTGACATTCTTATCATTCGGGCTGTATGCAACACTAAACACAACTGTTCTGGCTGCCTGTTTAGCACTCCCAGCCCAAGTCACGCTCGTTACATAACCGGTTATTTTTGCATCATTCCACATTATTATCATGGTATCACCAGCTTTGTCCCGTCATATATATACCAGCCATTTACACCATTATGTGCGCTGCTTACACGTCCATGCTTTTTTGCGGCTTTTTCTATGACAGTCTTGTTTGCATTGTAGATTTTGTTCGCATAGGATCCTGAACCGTAATATTTTTTTGCGATACTCCTGAGGGTGTCATTTCCTTTTACTGTATGAATTTTTTTCTTTGGTTTATTGTCTGAGCGGCTGTTCTCCTTTTCCGGCTTCTTTTTCTCCGTTTTTACAGGTTCCAGGACTGCCTTCAACGGTTTCGTGTATTTTGGCGGACGATAATCTTTCATAGTGATTGAATATGTTATATCGCCCGTTCCGTCGTCTTCCCCGAACTGAAAAGATGTTATTATTACATTTTTATTAATCTTTGTTTTTGTAATAATGAATTGAATAGGGGTTTCCTGCCATCCAAGGATTTCCTTTACATACTCCCAAGGATTTCTGTCTTTTGCATAGTCTGCAAAAGGGTAATCCTGTGCCGGAAAAAAAGACTCAATCGTATACGCTTTAAGTCCTTTTTTCCCAAGTATTGTTACATCCCCTCTTGTTTGCACATTAACAGTCTGATGTGTATTTTCAAAGGTCACGTTGAATGATGCCGGTCTTATAGGAAGTTGTATTGATTTGTCTTTATTCTTTAACCAGTATTCCATATCTCCTCCTATGCTGTCTGCGGCATATTGTCACTTGTCTGTTCGATTTTTCTTATAATCGCTTCTGCTATTTTATCAATATCAGTTTCTTCTCTCACTACGATACTATCTGCAAGCTTCGCAATCTTGACTGAAAAGTTCTTTCTTGCTTCCTGTCGCGCTATCTGTACGGATTCGTCATGCGGATATACCCTGCTTCCAGATGGAAGATCTACAATCTCTCCACCTTTTTCACTGATCTGTACGATGCCTCCCTGCCAGTTATCTGTGCCTTTCGCAAGAGTTGGGATTTGTGGTATGTTAAGGCCCTCCCAGCCTTTTCCTCCTATTCCGGGTACCCACTCAGGAACTGTAAAATGAATTGAATTAATCTTGCTGATTGCTCCATTGACGATTGATATCACAGCATTAATTGGAACTTTTACCATATCAGCCAGTCCTGAGAATGCAGTTCCTACAAACTCCTTGCATCCATTCCATACAGATTCCCAGTCTGTTTTAAACACACCACTCAAAAAGGAGATAATTCCTTCGAACATAGTGAGTAACGCATCAATGGCAACTCCAATCGTATCAAATGTTCCGACGATAAATTCTCCGGCGAAATTAAAGATTTCTTTGACTACCGGTCCGAATGTCTCTTTCAGGTATGATGCTATTTTTTCCACAAATTCTATGAACGGTTCTAATTGCGGTTTTACTGTCTGCCAGAATTCCACAAATCTATCTCCTATCTTCTGCAAAATAGGTGCGATTCTGTCCCAGTTTTTATAGATCAGCAGAGCCGCTGCTGCCACTGCTGCTGCCGCAATTCCAAATGGTCCTGTCATTATCTTCGCAATTCCCGAGAATCCTGAAGCACCCGTCAGTTTTGTAATCGCACCACCTATTTTTCCAAAATTTGAGATTACTGTTCCGATTCCGGAGGACACTTTCCCGAACCCAAGTAAAACAGGTCCTACTGATGCCGCTACTGCTGCAAATTTGACTATCGTCTTCTGAGTTGCCGGTCCTAATTTATTCCATTTGTCCGTAAATTTCTGTATGGCATTAATCCCTTTTGTGACATACGGAATCAACTGGTTCCCAATTGGTTGCAGCACATCTACCTGTATCGTTCTCCAAAGTCCTCCCAGAGCGCCTGATAATGTGTCGTATTTTACATTCACCAGTTCTTCGACAGATTCTCTGCTTTTATCTATTGCGTCGCTGGCAGTTGACATTGAGGTTATGACCTGTGGTCCCAGATCTTCCCACATAGTTCCGAATAAGTTAACACCGGCTGTGCTTTGCGCTACAGGATCATCCATGGAAGCAAGTCCTTTTATCACTTCATTGAATGCTTCCTTTGCGGTATCTCCTCCGGCTCCAAATTTCTCTGCCATTTTCGCTGCATCCATTCCAAGAGCTTCAAATCCCTGCTTTGTCGTATCTGAACCATCTATTGCTCTTATAGAGAATTCTTTTACAGCATCTCCGACTTTATCCAGATTAAAAGCGCCATTCTGAGCGCCATTGGCAAATATGGAAAACATATCTTCTGCATCCAGTCCAAGTTTCTTAAACTGCACTGAATATTCATTAATGCTGTCTATCATCTCCCCGGAATAGTCCATTCCTGACTGTGCTCCCTGGGTGATCAGGTTAAAAGCTTCTCTTGCAGATACACCGTAATTTTTTATCAGGGTATCTGCAGCTCTGGTGTTTTCCGCAATGTCATATCCGAAGGTGTCTGAAAGAGTATAGGCGTATTCCGTGCATCTCTGCAGAGCTGAATCATCCAAGTAAGACATGTTTTGATTAACAGTTGCCATGGCTTCTGCGACATCATTTATTGATTCACCGAAATTATCTTTATAGACATTGTTGATCATGTCTTTATACTTGCCCATCTCATCTGTTGCGGTACCTGTTGCCGCCGCAAACTGCTGAAATGCGTCATGTGAATCAGAGGAAAATTTAATGGCCGCAGTTCCGACTGCTACCAGTGGTGCAGTGACCGACTTGGTCAATGTTTCTCCGGCAGATGTGAATGCATCTCCGGCATGTGAGAACACATCAGCAACATTGTTAAAACGTTTTTCCAGGTCACGAGCCTGGGCCGCCACCTGTTTTGACGGGTCGCTGAAATCATCTATTAACTTAACAACTGCTGCAACCGTCTTACCTGCCCTTGTTTTTCATCTCCTCTTTTAAGTCTTGTATTTCCTGTTTCAAAAAAGCGCGGGTGATTAATCGTTCACCCGCGCCCATATTGTAATATTTCGATGGCTTCCATTTTTTCAGGCGGAACAATGCGTAAGCAACGCTTGCTTCGCTGTCCACCTTTATAAGTTTTTTACTTCTTCTTCAGCGTCTTCTCCAAGTCCTGAGAGCTTTACGATTTCTGATGCAATGCTTCCAGTTTCCATTCCGAACAGAATCGCCGCAAGATCCTTTGGCGTAGAAGCCCCAAAATGTTCCATCAATTTCTGATCAGTCAGACATGGATCCACGACACCGTATACACAGCACATTAAATTGAAATCATATGTGGCATTCATGTCACGGTTTCCCTTTTTGTCATACAACATGGCCTGAAGGGTATTGTATCTTTTCCCTGATAATTCTCTGATCGTAATCTCTGCATCTTCGCCTACCAGTTTGGCCAGTTTCTTTGATTTAATCTTTTTTGTCTCTTTTTCCGTGGCTTTTGTTTTATCTACACTGAGTAATTTTTCAATTAAATTCATGTCATCCTCCTACACATCTATCGAATCGAGTACTTCGAATCCGCTGAAATTAAACGGAATTGATTCTTCAAGCAGCTTTCCAGCTTCCCAGTTTGCAATCGTCAGTTCTGTGATCACGCAGTCGTCCAGGCGGATTCTTTCTGCTCCGAACGCTTCCGGATCTTCCAAATTTGTGATAATCGTCATTCTGGTTGCTTTTCCCTTTTTTAAGTTTTCGGATACTTTCTTCAAAAAATACGACGTAACCTTGTTTAATTTCAACGTGCCTGAACCACTAATCCCAGTTATTTTATAACCTTTCTCCAGCGTCCCTGTTCTTTTCACCTCGCTGGTGTCAAGTTTCATTTTTGCCTGGAGTGCTGTTGTCTCTGCCATGTAATCATTGTCCACCCAACACTCTCCAAACGTTCCGTTTATAACACGGTCTGGTGTGTAATTATTCCTTTCAGTTCCTCCTTAAACAGTGATCTCCAGATTGATATCTTCCATAACGTCAACAATAGTCACCGATGCGGCCAGGAACACTTTTTCGTCAGTGTACTGCTTTCTTATTTCCTCATCCGACATTGCTTCCGCTTCATCTCTGGTCACACCTTTATTTTCGATGATGTACTCTTTAATTTTTTCAACATCCAGCTCAACAATATAATCCTGTATAAGGCCATTTCTTTCCAGTTCCTTCATGTATGAATTAATTGCTGAAATCAATAGACATTTATTACTGTATGTGTTCGGATACTTCCCGATGTAATTGTCTTCCGCAAGGAGCACCAGATCGTCATGCATCATGTCCATGGTTTCCACAACACGAATTTTCTTCCATGGATCCGCTTTTCCCTTCGGGATTGTCACCATGGAATTTACTCCTCTGGCTACCTTTACTTTTTCTCCATCATAAAATACTACGAATTTTCCAGCATCCACCGCGGCGTCCAGCGCGTCTTTATCCAGTTTCTCGCATGCCGTTACTTCTTCTAAAACCGCAAAAGTAGATGATATTTTATACGATGTTCCAGCCAGCAACCCGGCAATTCTGGAGCAAAAGGCTTCCGGAGCATATTTCTTTCCGTTTACCGTAACCTCATTTGTTGCATAGTTTACAATACCTTCGCTGTCTGCAGTATTATCAGGAAGAATCGCTTTTACTTTATTCCTGTTGTTTTCTCTCTGATCTTTGACCCAGGTTACAATTTTTTCCTCCTGACCATCCGTCTTTACCGTCGGGCAGCACAGCCATGTTACTTTTTTTATCCCAAAATATTCTAAGGCTTCGCTATAATCCTCTTCTGTCTTTGCAAGTGTGTAAACAACGACCTTTCGTGGCGTCGTGTCGTTTCCTTTCATTGCAAATCTGATCTGTTCCTTGCTTGCATCACTGAATGTGTCAGGTATATCTTTTTCACGGTAAATCGTGACCGGATTCCCATCCGGGACCGTCGTATCTTTTATAATCATTCCTACCACGCCACGTTCAGATCTTCTGATTGATTTTCTTGCTGCCGCCACAAATACGACATTCATCACCGGTAAACCCCTAATTTCTTACCTCCTGTGCAAATATTAATTCTTTCATTGTGTCATAGTTTTCTTTTCTCGGAATCTGATCCCAGAATTCTACATCGAACCGGCATACAGGAATATTCAAATTTTCTCCCTGGAAATCCAGTTCCATGTTATTTGTGTTCAGGTTTCTGTTCCCTGCTGTCACTTTTTGTCCAAATAATTCTTCCATCCTAGCGAAAAATTTCATTGCTTCCTCTTCATTCGCTGCTCTTTGTATAAAATCAATCTCTATTTCCACATTTTTGTGAGCTGCATTTTTAGTCGATTCCGAAAAAGTCTGTGTTATATATACAAAAAATGAAGGGCGTATATACCCCTCTATCGTGTCTGCTCCGTATATCTTCATATCCGGAAATCTTTCTTTCAAAGCGGAATTGACCGCTTTTTTTATTTCTTTAAGTGTCAAGTCCTGCCTCCCTCAGTATCTCGTTCAGCAGTTCCTGTCCGATCAGCTCGGCGTGTTCTGCACGCTGTGCCATATATTTTGCCACAGTCTTTTTTCCCCTGACTTCTCCAACCTGCCTCAATCCCTTTGTTTTGTCTTTACTTTTATGAGTTATCATGGCATGTCCTTCTTCGTAGAGATGGTAATGCGGAGCTGAAGACGTTACTGCAACAGTCATTTTACTTCCAGAGCGAATTACTTTTCCCTGCCGGAAGCTCTTGCTTAATGGCTTCTGTGTTTCTTCGTCACTGCTGTTCTTTCCCCGCCGATAATGATGCCCTTTTGCTTCAGAATTTACTCGTTTTTGTAAATCCTTAGCAATATTTTTCGCTTCTTTCTTTAAAACTTTTTCCGCAGATGCAGGATATTGTTTTGTCGCCTTCTCCATTGCCTGGATCAGTTCCGAAGCGTCAAAATCAAAGTTGATACTTGACACTTTCGAACACCTCCTCACATTGGATTTCCAGCATTCTGTGCGCATTATCCATATCAAGCGGTGGGCCTGCAATGGAAAACATGTGTCCCTGATACAAAATCCTCATATCTGCAGTAATATCTTTTCGGAAGCGGATGTACATCCTGTGTGTAACCTCCGGCTTTAATTTGCTCATGAAATTGTATTCTGATGCTTTGTATGGTTTTACAGTTGCCCATACTGTCCGATATTTTTTCCACTCGGATTTGTCCTGACCCATTTCATCTTCTGAAGTGTTCAGGCGGAGAAATGTGATCCGCCTGTTTAGTTTTCCGATATCAACCATTTTCTTCCTCCAGTTGTGACGCCTGTAGCTGAAGAACCATTGATCCGACCGCATGTGTCAGTCGTTGTTTGTCTGCTTCCTTTACTGTCAGCACACGATTTTCGTAGAGATCCTGTATGATAAGCATGAATAACATCTGCGTTTTTGGATTCTTCTCATCACATTTCCCGACAGCATCTTTTATGTACTCTTTTGCAGCGTTCATCATCAGTTCTATGGTCATGTCGTCTGCATCATCGTCGATTCGTAGATACTCTTTTACTGCATCAATATCCACAGTTCACCGCCTTATCTCATACTCCTGTAACAGTTGCATCTTTAATTGTCAGCTGCCCGTTCACGAACGCTTCTTCGTCTTTCACCGTGCAGTCTTCCCTTTCGATTGCCCTGAAGATTGTAAGATCTTCTTCAAATGCATTCAGTTCTCCGATCTGGGCGATGTTAGATGTCATAAGAGTCATCTGGTTTCTATCCCAGAATTTGATACCCTCTTTCAAATCTCCGATAATAACTGGTATCTTTCTACTTCCTGCTGTCTTTGTATCGGATGGCATATCGGAGTTTGGAATAACTTTGACAGGAACAATTGTTGATCCAGCGCAAAGTCTAAGCTGCATTGGATTTGCAGGATCCGGCTGGAGAAGATATCTTCCTTCGTTATCCTTTAATGTATCAAGCCACTGTAACCCATCGTCGTTTGTCACAATTGCAGAAGTAGGTTTAAATGCCTGTCCAAGCGTGATATTCAATGCTTTCTTGATATCATCAAGATCTTTCATTGCTGTTACATCCTTTGTCGCAATCTGCTCAAGAATCATTTTATTTCTTGTGACTCTTGACTCATCCGCAATCCATGTTGTCAAAGCTCCCGTAATATTTGCATCTGTATCCGCAAGAAGTTCATTTGTGCAAGGAAAATATCCTGCATATTTTTCAATCTCGTATGAGATTCTTTCGAACTGCGGGGTTGTTCCAGCTGTTATCTTTCCACCTTCTCCCACTTTCGCAAACCCAGTCTGCTGCGCACGTTTCTTATAGGTTCTCTGGCCTTTGTTTGTTGTTACATTTTCTACATCAACCAGGCTGATCAGAGAGAATTTTGCGCCTCTGTATGTATTGATCTGTGTCTGGATGTCTTCCGGGACTGTATATCCTCCATCTGCAGGTGTGCCTTCTACCATAGTTGCGTTTCGGAATCCTCTTCTTGCAGCATTAGCAAATTCTTTGATAGAGTTATTTTCTAACGGTTTCGGTTCCTGTGATGGATTGGCTGTTCCATCTCCGTCTGGATCCATGATGTCTTTCAGAAGGTCAAACTGTTCCTGCATATCTTTAAGTTCTTCCTTGGCTGTTCTTGCTTCTTCCAGCTTTCCCTGCTCTACCAGGGACTGTACCATTGTTTTTTTCTCATTAATAGAGTTTAAAAGTTCTAATAATTTTTTATTCCTTATATCCTCCGTTCCGCTCAGATACCATACTGATCTAAGTCTCTTAATATTTCTTTTTTCTGCTGTTCTTTTGCTTCCTGGGCTTCTTTTTCCTGTTTTACTTTATTGCGTATTTCATCCGTCAGTCTGACTCCGCACACGCAATTAAAGAACTGCTGCCCTGAATTCTCGATCTTATCAATAAATCCAAGTTCAAGAGCCTTCTCTGCTGTGATCCATGTTTCCTTATCCATCATTTTCAGGATTTCATCTTTTGATCTTCCTGTTTTTTTTGCATACGCTTCCGAAAGCGCACTGTTCATTGTTTTCAGGATTTCTGCGTTCTTCTGCATATCATGATAATCTCCGGAAGCTCCTGACATTGAGACATTGTGGATCATTATAGTCGCAACAGGGCTCATTTTGCATGTGTTTGCCATTGCAATCACACTGGCTGCACTACCAGCAAGCGATTGAATGTTGATTTCCACGTCACTTCTTCCGGCAAGAATAGAATAGATTTCCTGTCCTGCCATCACAGAGCCGCCGCCTGAGTTTATGTTTACCGTGAGTGTTTCTCCTGGTTGAAGAGAGGCAATTGCATTCCTGATATCATTCGGACATGTGGAATCCCAGTCCAGCCAGTCGTAAATCCATTTATCATCATTGCTGATGATATCCCCTCTTACATCAATCTCCATCTCCTTCACCTCCCTGTGTGTTAACTCCGTAAGCCGCGCCTATATGTGTTATTGGCTGATACGTTCCGTTTACCATGTTGACATCTCCTCCGTCCACGAAAGGAAGATCAAGGAGATCTCTCCCCTCATTGATCGTATAGATTCCGTTCTGCACGTATCCAGTTATTACTTCCTTCTGTGTCTTTGAATCCGTTCTCAATAATGCTTTTTCGTTGAATTTAAAATAATATCCTTCTTTTTTCTCAGTATCAGAAAGACATTTATAGTTTATCTCCTGCTCGTACTGTGACAATCTATAGCTCATCGTGTCCACCAGGAATGCCAACTGCTGGCTTTCAGAATTTGAATAGCTTGACTTATCATAATCGTTTAGCTGATTTGGTTTAATTCCGAATGCTGCTGCAATCTGCAATGCCGTATATTTTTTTATCTCTGCATACTGCGCATCTGCCAGAGTTACGTTTAGTGGCTGCAGTGTCATACCAACTGGTACCGCCACCACTTTACCTGCGTTTTTAGCGCCTGAAAGTAATGCGTTGTATTCCTTTTGCAAGGCCATACGCTTTGGTTTATCAAGGTCTCCTGTATACTGCAACGCTGCCTTTGCGGTTAATCCGCTAGCATACAGCTGATTCAAGTATTTCTGTGACTCCACTGCGCCCGAAATTGAATCCTGTAAGATCTGCCTTACCGGTTTTCCCATGATTCCATTAAGTGTGCACCATGTTTTAAAGTGCATAACATTATCCTGTGAAAAAGTGTATGTCTTTCCGGTCTTAGGATCGCTGTATCGATAATACAGCCTTCCTGCGTCTCCGAACACTCCCACATCATCCATTAGCACATCCACATAATTGCTCTGCATAGGCCAGAATGAAAGAATGTTGTATTCTCCTCCATATCTTCCCTTTTTCTCGAATTTCGTCTGTATCCATACATACGCATTTCCATAATGTTCACAATTATATTCTATCGTGCCCCAGAACGTCGCCGGAGTCATGATCTGATTTGGTCTGTTCATAAGGAGCCATGAAGCTCTCGTCGGATCTGCCCGTATTTTTCCCTTATCGGTCTGCTTATAAAATTTCAGTGGCATTTTCCCCATTGTTTCTGAAAGCATTTTTAAGCATGTAAAATACGTTACTTCTCCAATTGCATTTCGTGGGGTTTTTGGATCAATTCCAAGCCACTCCATTAGCCTTTCATCATCTATTGATGTAGGCTCTCCAACAAGGGAATTCCACATTTCTTTAATTTTCTGTAGAATCCTTCAATATCTCCTCAATAAAATTATCAATGTAATCTCCGTAATCGTCTCCGAATGCATGAAACATTGCCAGCTTATACGCACATAGTGTTGCATCCACCGGGTCGATTCTCTTTGTTGTTGCATCTTTATCAATTTTGATCAATCCATTGTTCTGCCGGATTACCGCATTACTCATCGCATAATTCAGCAGAGGATTGTAAGTATATATAATATTTCTGCAAAATACCTGCTCTCTGAATCCCTGTGTTGCTTCGTTTAAATGTTTGTGGCTCTGAAATACTTCTTCGACATCGTATCCTTCATCTGACAGATCCATCATTAATTTACTTGCATTTGCAGGGTCAAAGCACAGGCATTGTATTTTTAATTTCATTTTTTCGCAGGTCTCAAGAACATATCTCATAACTGCTCCCTGATCTACGATCGGAGTGTTTGTTACCTCCAGAAATCCCATACGTTCCCACGCGTCATAGGCAACCTTGTCTTTTATAATATGTTCCTGAAGCTTCTCCCTTGTCGGGATAAAACTGTGTGACCAAAGAATATACTTTACTATTTCTTTTCTATTCGCATCATATTCCCCGGATAAAAATGGAATCATAAACGCCACTGATGTAAGATCTGTCTTTGCGGACATATCGAAACCTACATACACCGGATGTCCCGTTATATCAAATGGTAATTCATTCACCTGGCAGGCTTTCCATTTCGACATGTCCATATACCCATTCTCTTTCGCCTGCACCCAGACATCCAGACATTTTGTGAGGAAGGCCGTCATATGTTCTGGCTGTTCTCTGGCAATCTTATATTCACCGCGAATCTTATCGACACCTTCCGGATATGTCATTCTAATCGGATTAGCTTTCTTCCAAGTCTCTTCGTTATCCAGATTTGAAATGTCTTCATAATCTTCCGGGTCCATCTCACAAATGTCGATTAGATATTCATCATTCTCCACGTCCGTGTTTGGATCCAACACCTTGGAACAATACTGATACTCAGTCACATAACAAGGATAAGTTAAATCCATTCCAGCTGTTGTTATGATCATCAAGAGCGGCTCTTTTGTGTTTGATCCTATTCCTAAATCATAGAACTCCGTGGTTTTGTGCTGATGATACTCATCCAAAACCAGAAGTGCAGGGTTTGTACCATCCCCGGACTTTCCATCGTCTTTTGATAATGGTTTGATTGTGCTATTGCTTTTCAGATGTTTTATACAGTCCCTGGTTACCTTAAATTTCATCCTCAAAGGTGATCCTTGAAGCATTAATCCGGCTTCCCCGAATACAATCTTGGACTGATCGCGTTTTGTGCCGGCGGTATAAATCTCGTATACTTCTCCGTTCTTGGTTGATGTAACTGCTGCCTCATAGAGTGCAATACCTGCCTCTTCCTGAGATTTCGCATTCTTTCTAGCCACTTCTGTGAAATATTTCTTAAAACGTCGATATCCGGTATCTTTATGCACCCATCCGTACAGCTGGCAGATTCTAAATCTCTGCCATGGTGTTAGAATGATCGGTTGCTTTGCCAGAACTCCTTTACTATGTCGTAAGAGCGCAAACCATTCTACAATGTTCTCTGCCTGTCTTTCATTCCACACATACGGGAAATCCAATTGACCGATTCGGTCAATATCTTTCAACAATCTTTTGCAGGCCCATATGTGTTTCCTGCCGCTGATAATCTTTCCAGAGATACAATCTAATGCGTATTGTTTTAATTCATCAAGGATCATATTGCACCAAACCGGTTTTCAATTTCTTTCTGCTGCTTATTCACTTTTGCCGTGCCGGCTTTCAGTCTCGAATCAATTGTCAATCCACACAAGGCAGCAAAGCGTCGCATTTCTTCCGCATATCCTTTCTGAATGTCTACCATCGGATTCTTTACGACAATTACTCCGGTTCTGGTTTCTCTGTCAACATAATATGTCTGCTGACTTAATATTTCTGTGGCTTTTACATAGTTTGCGAACGCATTACAATAGCCTCCGATATTATTCCTGTCCAGGTTTCCGACTATATTTAGTTTATCCAACTCTTTTATGATCCTGCGCCATTCTTTTTTTGCCACATCATCTATCAGCCATGTCGGAGGACGTTTGAGCTGGTTTTTCTCTGTTCTTACCTGGTCTTCTGCGTCTGCTTTCTTTTGTCCTTCTACTATTGTCAGGTGCTTTTTCTGCAAGCTGACTGGTTTCATTGGTCTTGCCCTTGTCCTCCCTCCTCTCTGGCCTGCCAACTTTTTTATTGTTTTGGGAATTTTGCAGAAAGAAAGGGGCATACGTGGTCGTGGGAGATCCGTTCAAAACTTTTTTCTATCCCCCGGTGGTCTTGAAACGCATCTGAAAGCCTCTCAATTCCTCCTGCACTACCGTCTTTCCCTCTTTCTCATATCGTTTATGTATCTCTTTATGTCCAGCTCTTGAGACTGGAATCAAGTTTGAATCTGAATAGAACAGATCAGGTCTATCTTGCGATAATTCAATATGGTGTACCGTATCTGCTGTCACTATTCTGTTATGCTTGTACATCATGTAGATATCCAGCCCGTCATAACTGTTAAGCACAAACTGTCTCAGATTCTTCCACCGTTGTGTGTGGTATTCTTTCTTTATTCCGGTTGGCTTTGCATACTCTCTGATGTTGTTCTTTCTGCATATACATGTAGTCCCTGCTGGTACCCTACTCCCGCATCTGCTACATCGTTTGTATATCATGCCATCCCTCCTGTTCTCTGATAGCGGGAGACGGATTCGAACCGCCATTCCAGGCTAAGGAGGCCTGTAAGTTTCCGTTACTTTATCCCGCGGTAATTATGGACATTCTGAGATTCGAACTCAGGACCGTCCGGTTATGAGCCGGATGCTCTGACCAGCTGAGCTAAATGTCCGTAGCGCAGGAGCCACCTGCTCATAAAGAACAGATGGCTCCTATGTCAAGGAAAATCCATATGAGTCCGGTGTTAAACCGGAGCAGAACATCAGGATTCGAACCTGCGGCTCCATGGCTCACGCTCGCTCCCACTTGGCGAGATGTTCTGGTAGTCTGCCAAGCGGGTACTGGCAGACAACTAAGGGAAGGAGAACTCTGTATGATCTTCCACTGAGTTCAGTTTATACTATAACATTTTGAATCGGGACATTTGGGACATTCGGGACAAATTTTAATTTTCTTTGAAAAATCTTTGAAATTCTTTTTTTACGCTCTCTTCTGTGGCTTTTCTTCCCATCTTTCCAGCTACCTGCTGCCACGTCAGTTCTTCAAACACCTTGTATTTTATGATTCTCTGCATTCTTGGAGGAATTGTGTTTAGCCACTCTTCTACTTTTGTCTTTAGCTGCTCTGCCTGTTTTCTTCTCTCTTCCAGTACCTTCTGTCGATAGCGCAGTTGGCTGTCGTCCTTAATAGAAAATGTTGTTCCCTGCACCTTGAAATGTTTTGGGTTATAAGGAAATTCGGGGTTGCTTCCAGATACGTTTGTCTGTATCACTGTCTTTTTCTTTCTGTTAAGCTTTTTAATCTCCTGTTCCGTTTCCCTGATCAGTTCGCAGGCATCTATGTACTGGTTCAAAATATTCTTATCCATCGGTATCGCTCTCCTTTCCTTCTTTTCATACTTTCAGCCGGGAGCTTTGCGGTTCCCGGCTTTCCTTTCAATGTCTTTTATTTTTTCATGCCGCTCCATGAAGCATCAGATATAGTTTTGTGTATCCGGGAGAGGTGTATTGCCCGTTTTCCAGCTGTAATTGTACCACATAGGGATATAATTTTATAACAGTCGCTGTATGGTATATGATTCGTGTGCTATTTCCATCATCTCTTACCCACGCTTTTAATTTAATCTTTCTGCCTGGGCGGACTTTGAACGTTCTTTTGAGTGTCTTTCTTATGTCTCCCATTCTCATGAGAGGGATGTTGCTTTTGTCGTAATTCATTTTTCTCCTTCCTGACCGATTCGGTCACTTTTTGTTTGTATAATCTGTATTCCTTGCAATTCGTTCCGGCTGTAACATTTTTGTCTTTGATGATGTGCAATGTTCATCTATTCATCCTCCAGATAGTTCTTTCCAAATATTTCCGTGAATTTATCCCTGCTGCCACACTTCTTCTCAAATGTTCTCTGGCCGATCCGCTGCAGGGTAATCCTGACTTCTTTGTTTCGGTGTGCTGATATCTCTGAGGTCCTGTGGCATTCTGGGCAAAGATATACGGTTAAGCCATATTGCTCGGAGTATTTGCGGTTTGCGCTGCCATAGATGTGATGGCGTTCTGTATAGCCTGTTTTTCCGCAAATGAAGCACTGATTTTTCATATCTCTGTCTATAATGCTTTTGTGGTGCTTTTTCCGTTTTTTTCTGGCGGGTTCTTTGGGAAATAATAATCCTCCCTGTTTCATCTAGTGTACCTCCTTGCTTCTCTGAGCAGGTAATTCCTGTTCTGAATATTCCGGTTAAAGTCTTCTACTGTTCTGGCGGCTTCCTGCTTCTTTAGGGCTGCCAGACCTCCCCATGGCTTACCGATAAAAACATGGTAGTCCAGGCTGGTGTAGATTAAACAGTCCGGAGGATTCCATCCCATGGTTTTTCGGAATAGTTTCTTTTTCTGTCTTTTATTCATTTCCTGTCGCCTTTCTTATATCCCAGCAAGCGGAGACGGACGGTATCAAATTCCTGAAGCAATGCGATATCCTTCATTCTGCTTAATTTCCGATCAACTCTGTGCATTTCGTACTTCCTGAAGATTAAATCTCCGGAGGTCCTTGCATTGTTCGCCTGTGCTTTTGAGCAGTTTAAACCTTCCACTATTTCTGCAAATGTTGCATTGCCTATCACCAGATTGCCTGATCTATCTGTTACATCGTATAAAAATGGGATCATTTCCGCCCTCCTCTCAGTGTCCGGCCAGAAATGTATTCATCATCCTTGCTTTCCATTCCGGAACTTCTTTGGTTTTCCATTTTGCGCACCAGTCGTCATCTTCTACCATGCGTCCAATGCGATCGCAGAAACCATTATCATTCTCTTTACAGGTTTCGCATATCTGTTCCTCTCTGCTCATATTCTTAAATGTCCTTTCCTTCTCCGGTAATCTTATCAATGCAGCTATTCCAACCAGCGGTAATTTTGATTTCGGGCAATCTCTCACTGGCAGGAATCCAGCTAGTATCTTTTAAACGTTCAATAACTTTCTTCTGCTCTTCTTCTGTCTCGCAATGTATTACAACATCGTAGGTATCATCATATGCACTAAATGTGCCATCTTCATTCTGAACAAGTTTCATTACATCACTCATGCTTCCACCTCACTATCCTCTGGCATTTGAAAGACCATTTTGTTCATAAGTGCTTTTCCAATAGCTTCAGCCAGAAGTTCATTTTCTTTTGATGCTGACGCTTCTGCGAACATCTTCCCGATATTTGGCACTGTCATTGGAATTAACTCTGCGTCCGCATAGGCTTCCTGAATCATATCCAGTACTTTCATGGCTTTTTCTTTTGTGGAATATTTTCCTAAAATAAAATATCCTCCACTTCTCTGTGCATCCTGCCAACTCCAACATATAACATTCAATAAATCTGGGAGTTTTAGATTGACTACAATGTTTTCAAACTTTACCAGTGCTGTTTTATCCTGACTTCTGATTAACATACATTTTTTCCTTTCTCCTTCCTGTGATCTGACAGGCTCACACAGGAAGGATGTATCTATGTGAATTTTAGTAGCACCCTTTTTCAGTGACCGAATCGGTCATTTCTTGTCGTTCCACCGGATTTCTAAATCTATTCCGGTTTCTTCCTTGAGCACATCTACTATATCCAACCATGTGCAGTAGTCTTCTGCCAGAGATGCAGCTTTCTCGGTGAATCTGTCCTTGAATCTTTCCAGGCGTTTCTTTCCGAAGGTGAATTCATCTCTTAAAGTCATAAGACTCATTGCTAACATGGTGTCAAAAGTCATATTCTTGATTTTGTCGGATCCGGCGGCTATCTCCTGTCTGGTAAGATTTAACGAGACTCCTGTCCGGTTTCGGTCCTCCTGACAGTCTTCTACAATATTTTTGAGAATTCTGAGTCCTGCTACAAGCATTTGTTGTTTTTTAATCACCAACTCTGGAAATCCTGCTTCTTCTTTCTCAACTTCCGTCATCTGTTTTAACAGGTCTTCTTGTTTTTGCAGATATATTGATAGATCGCCCGTTGATGGAATCGGGATATCTTTTAAATCTTCCGGCCACGCATCCGAGATTTTATCTGTATTTCTCAGATGTTTTACCATCTCGGCGGAATCGCCGGAATGGTCTTCCTGATGCTTTTTGTCCGGTGTTTCTGTTGCCGGTTGGCAGCTCTTTTCCTGAATATTCTCTGTTGGCCGATGAGCCGAAGCATTACATTCGTATCCGCAAGCTCCATGTTTTTCACAATTCCAACAGCATTTTCTATTACAATTTTCTCCATCCCCTGCTATCACTTTCTGAGCTGCTTCGAGAGTACAGGTGAATCCTTCTCGGTGAATACACTTTCCAGCATTGGTTTCTTTCTTCTCTGGCTTCTCAGGTGCATCAATTGTGGTCATCTTGACTGGTTTCTTTGTTGAGTAGCGCCTGATCAGTTCTTCGGTCAGTTCCTGCCAGGTCATTTCTTTTTCTTCCGGGCTGCCTGGGTTGAATGTGATCCTATCCGGATGTCCCTGATAGTTCAGGTACCCGTTTCTGTGCTTTACATAGCAATAGAGCATACTAATCATCTTTGTTCCCATCAGCTTGTCTCCATTGCGGATCCTGGCTGTTGTGTTCTTTTTCAAGCTGTCAAAGAATCTTTCTATCTGCAGTTCTACGGGAATCGGCGTCTCGTCTTCTGCAGGCTTCTGCTGCCTTGTTGCCTGTTCCATTGTCATCTGTCCTGAAATATCTACCTCCTGCCGCTCTTTCAGAAGCTCAACATCAGAAGGTGTCAATGTCCCGTTTTCCATAAAAATCTCATACGACTGCTGTTGCAGTTCAGGTTTCAGAGATGCTACGGCATCAGCCACTGAAATTTTAATCCTTTCTTCTTTGAATTCTTTCATCAGCTCTTCTATCAAATTATTGCTGATTTTCTTATAGCGGCTATATTGACCGCCCGATATTCCCATAAGCTCTTTTAATTCGTCTCTAAGATTGCCTTTAAGCCCCATGCTTTCTTTAAATTGCTTTACAATCTTTTCCATTTCAAGAAATTCCTGCATTTTTTCCCAATCACTTTTATCTCTGTAGTTATTAGTCTGAATTACTTTGAACTGGCGCAAGATTGGCTCAATTTTTTCTTTTTCTTCCAGAGACAGCGTTTCCATTCCAGGTATCTTGATTTCTGAAGCGTACATACACGGGACTTTTTCAAATCTGGTATCTCCTTCATTGATCAGATCAATACAGCACAACCGGCGGCGATGCCCAGCAAGCACTCGGTCCTTTTCATTTACGTTCTCTATCAGGATTGGCTGCATAAGATAACCTGTGATTTTAATAGATGCTTTAAGTTTTTCTATGTTTCGTGTATTGTAGAAATTTTCCTGAGTCGGTATCAACTCTCTGGGATCTCTGTATACAATTGTCTGGTCTTCCCTTCTCTGCGGAAGAGACTGGATTCCCAACAAATCTCGTGGATTAAATCTTTTTCCCATACTTATCTCCCTATCATCTGCAGATATTCTCTTACAAGTTTCTTATAGTCTTCTGCTGCCGCGCTTCGCTTGCTGTACTGCACAACCGGCATTTTTGCATATGTACTCTTTGCAACTGCAAGAGAATTTCTGATCACGGTGTGCATTGTCGGATAGTATTCTCGAATAATCTCAGCTCCTGCAGTGTGTGCTTCGTTATATCGGTTGTATCTGGAAATAAAGCATTTTACGTTCTTCATTTCCGGATTCCAGTCACGTTTGATTGTATCGATCTGCTTTAGCAGCTCTCCCATGCCTTCTGTCGTATTATCATCAATTTCAATAGGAATCAGCACATCGTCTGCTGCCGCAAGCGCATTGATTACAGAGATGTTAATATCCGGAGCATTATCGATTACACAAAAATCATAATCTTCTTTCACTCTTTCAACAGCTTTTTTCAGTCTGGTCTGCTGCACTCTTGTCAAATCCATGGACGCTTCCAGATTTGCTTTTAACAGATTGAGATTTGCAGTGATGATATCCAAATTTTCATAATTTGTGTTCTGGATTAGTTTTTCCATGTCCGGATCTTCTTCTGTCATAATCTCATCGATTCCGACACTCTCCGGAGATCTTCTATCCAATCCACGGGAGCAGTCTCCCTGCTTGTCATTATCTACAAGCAGAACTTTATAGCCTTTCTGGTTAAGGATGTAAGCAATGTTAATGCTGGAAGTGGTCTTAGCTACTCCTCCTTTTAAGTTGATGATTGCAATTGTTCTCATGTTGATTCTCCTTTTCTTGTTTATTCTTTTCTTTTTCCGAAACTGCATCCGTCACCGGCTTTTAATCCTTCACAGGAGCCGTTTCCAAGTCTGCAGCAATCTGCATTTGTCGTTTCTTCGTGTATTCTGTAAGCGCATTCCTGACAGAGCACGATATTTTTGTATTTCTGCATGAGCTGATAGGCAGCAGTTTTGCTGAAGGTGTTGATTTCGTCATATTCCTGACCGATTCGGTCAATGTAGCTTTCCAGTTTGCAAACGGCACAGCATTGATCCTGTTCTTCTTGTGTCATTGTCGTGTAATTACTCGGACAGATCTTGTCGCAGATGTATGTTGCAAATTCTTCAAGAATAGAGCTTATGCCTTCTTCTTCGTTCTTTTTCTGCTCTGAGCATCCATTCAGGTTTTCCTTCAATTGGTTCGTCTTCAAACCATATCCCTCCCTCGTCTTTATAGTATGTAAACCGGGTACCTGATCTAATAATGGTACCCAGACATTCCATTGTTCTTTGATCCTGTTCCGGTCTCAGGCTCCAGCCTTTGCCCCATAGTTCTTCTACATTCATCTTTTCTCTTTTCCATCTCCTCCTGCAGCCACTCGGAGTAACTGTGTTTCTCAGTCTTTTCTGACAATTGGTGTGCATTAGGAAGGGCATGGACGGCCGCATATACCCGCTTCCATTCTTCTGCATTCCTGATCGGTTCTCCTTTGGTGTCTTTCCATCCGGATCCGGCCAGTTCTTCCAGTTTCACAATTCGACTACAAACATATACGTCTCTCGTATGTATACAGATTTCGCAAGGTACAGTCATGCGTTCAAGAGCTTCTGCAAGTGTAACCAAGACTGCCTGATGCCAAGTTCCTTCGAGATGTCCGAAGCCTTCCTTGGTTCGTTCTTCGTTTCGTATCGATACTGAAAGGACATAAGAGCACTTTCTATCTGTGATTCCCTGATAGATACTGCTGGTTTCGATGTAAATATCTACTTTCACTTTCTCATCTCCTCTCAAATCTGTAATCGTTCGGTAGCTCTATCGAGCCAGCCTATATCTGTATGCGGATTCAGGCGGAACATTGTGTATCGTCTGTATCTAAATCCGGTTTTTGGATTTATTCCTTCATGAATTTTTGCTATGTAATAACCTTTCTTAGGCTTCAGTTCTTTTTGCCATCTCTGGAGCTTGTCTACATGTGGTTCAGGCAAAGGCATATTCCTCGAAGTGTTGTAGCTTGCTTCTTTAATCCTCTGTTTGGCAAGTGTCCCGTCTTTTTTCTTTTGTCGGGTGTTTTCATCTTTTGTTATGTAATTGCTAAGCTTCGTGAAATCTTCGTCATAATATTTACTTTTCTTTATTGCACTGGTCCACGTTCCGCCTTTACTCCAAGCTCTTTCTAAGATACTGGCTGTATCGCCTACTTCATTTACAATAATGTGGATATGCCAAGCTCCTTTTGTTCCCCTTTCTATATTCCTGATCCAGAAAAGTTCGTATCCTCTTTTTTTATATTCCCTTCTCACTATGCGTATCGCCTTCTGGAAATCATCCAGAGCTTTCTTTATATTTCCGGGGCGATTTTCTACTAGGTAATCCCATGTAGCCAAAATATCTCCCGGACCGAAATACATGAGCATTCTCTGTCTGGCTTTCTTAGCCTTATTCATTGCATTGACCTTTTGCATATCTTCTTTGGTGGGAGTCTTCTTCTTTTCTCTCTTCTTACCTTTTGCTCCATACTTCCCGTCATGGTATTCTTCTCGGTCAATGATATCTCCATCCCGGAACATGTATTCTTTACGTTTCGTAGCCATATTTCTGTCCTAACTTTAATATCTTTATCAAGTCCTAAACGGGTCTTCCGACCCTCGAAAAAAGGTTAAAAATATGGCAGGTTCACTCCTGCCGGAATTGACATTCCGCCGCCTGAGTGTTATACTTGTTGTATTGCAATTGTCTCAGGTGGCGAAAGCCCGGCTCATGTATTCCCGTACATGAGCTTTTTATTTTCTTTTCAGCGTGTCTGCGTATGCTCTGGCAGCCGCCTTGGTCGTGTTCGCGTTGAGCGTGCCGGATTTACTTGAGTAACTCATTCCATCAAACAGTTTCTGTGCCATGCGTGTCGCCTCTGGCTCTAGCTTCTGCGTAGCTTCTGTTATCATCCTCAGTGCTGTGATAATAAAGGCCATATCCCCGCTCGGTGCAACTTCTATTGCATCCTGGATTTTATCTACATATAACTGCGTACGTTCTTTGTAGAGTTTTTTCTTTTCTTCATTGTCGGCTTCCTGGACTTTCTGCACGAATTCCAGATATCCGTCAAAATCTTTTTTCAGCATTTTATTTTCTCCTTGCTTTTTCTCTTGTTTTGTTTTATACTTCTTGTAAATCAAATTATTTTCTTTTTTTATAAGCCTCTCATGTTTGCAGACGTGAGGGCTTTTTTAATTACTTTTCTCTTCTCCTGCAGCCAGATCAGGATTGCCAGGCACGTGATACTCAGCACTATTGTTCCAGCAAAGAGTTCTAATCTTGTGTTCCAGTCCCAGATCGGGAGCATGGCGGTTATGTATCCGATCAGCAGAGATATGATCATCTTGCGCTCCAATTTTCTCGCCTCCCTTCATTTATGTATGCTTGTCCTACTGTCTCCGCCTTATTCGGCGGTTTTTCTTTCGCAGTAATTCTTCCTCTGGTAATATCCGATTATAATTTTTGAAACGTTATCTATAATCCTTTGATTGTCTTCCTTTGTATTGTTTTTACAGTAGTCGTCGTGGATTCGGATTAAGCCGGATCCATATTTGATTTCTTTGATCACTGCCATATGTATTCACCTCTCTTGGGTTATATTATGTTGTGTGGTTGTACAGGGTTCCTTCCCTACTCAAGTCACTTTAAGAGTGTTCTGTGAGATTATGAAAGGATGGTTGCTGTTAAGGTACATAACCTTCGCTGATTTATGTGGCTTCACATTAGCTATTTGTGCGGTTGCTTCATTAGTGTGTTTAATCCTTAAAAAATAGGGATTGCGCCGGTAACTATTAACCTGTCTTTTCCACAGACATTAATCTCTTATGGCCGTTTCTTTCTCAAGGAAGCGGCCTTTTCTATTTAACAGCAACTACCCTTTCAAAATCTCACAGGCTGCTCTTCGCTCTATGACGGTTAGCCCTGCCCTTCCTTTTTTATCCTGCTTTCTTCTGTTCTGCGCCTGCCAGAGCGATGACTGTATTCATACAGCCATCCAGATAGCCTTTCTGTCTCTCTGTAAGGCAGTCCCAGATCGCATTCATTTCTTCCATCTGCTGCCATCTCTGTTTTACTTTTTCTTCTGTAAGGATTTCTTTTATCATTGTGTTTCACCCCACTTTTGTTTTTTATTTATAATTGCTTTAGATTCTTTTAATCAGATTGTCGAACGACTCTGTTTGACTATTCTGTTTGACTCCCTTATTCTGTATGTACAGGGTATTGCGAGTACCCGAGTACATACAGAAAGGAGGAAAATCGTATTATGTATCGTTTTTCCAAAAATGAAAAAGATGTCTTGAAATCGGCTTATAAAAACCTCACCGAAAACGGCACGCACAGAAACACATTTTTGATGAAAAATTCTGAATTCGCTGTGTATATCAATGCTCTCCGTTCATTAGCCAGAGAAGGTTATATTAAGCCTATTTCTGATAACTTTTTCGATTCTACGCTTTCTTTGAAGTATGAGTATGATCTGACTTCAAAAGGCGAGTCTGCAGCGGAATCTTTAACTTAACAGTCAAAGCAGGCGTCTCTGCATCTCCTACTGATATAGAGACGCCCGAAAGATAAGGAGCCAGGTCCTTCCCTTCCATTTCTTTAATAAAATCAAGAAATGCTTCGCATTGTTTTATTTTCTTTGTCCGCTCAGGTTCAAAGAACATTGCGTCCGATAATGTATCTTTATATTCTGGTTCAGTTTGTTTTTCCCATTTTGGAAACCATGCTGCTTCCATAACTGGATTACTTGACACTTCTATCACCTCTTTTCTTTTTCAATAAGCTGTTCGACAGATACTTCAAGGATTTCTGCAACTTTTTCAAGTTTCCATATTCCAGGCTCTACCTTATTGGATTCGCCACTGGAACCCCATTTGCAGATGCTGCCCCTTGCGACACCTGCCATTTTTTCAAGGCAATTAATTGATATCCCTTTTTCTTTTGCAATTCTGCAAATATTCTTGTAAATCACCTTTGCACCTCCTTAATTACGTGATATAATCAGATTGTTACTATTGACCCCAGCCACCTTTAAGGAGGTAAGCAAAGGATTGATTTTAACAAGAGCTACGTTCTAACACCAGAAACAGAAAGGAGATATTTAAGGTTACCTAACCTTGATATCAATACTCTGTGTGGCATTATTTCAGCCGTATGTGCTGTTATTTGTGTCTTACAGAACCGTAAGAAGTAATTTTCTTACGTTACATATTTTTTTGTTTTATAGTAGAACGTAGCCCCACACTTGGGCTGTTGCTTTTGCAATGGCCCATTTCCTTTTTATTCGCCAGAATTATATATCTGGCGATTGCTTCGCTTTCTGTTTCCTTTGTTTACAGTATAGTTTTAAAAATTAACTTTGTCAAGTATTTTTTGTTTTCAAAGTTAACTATTTGTGTTGACATTGTTCTGCAATGGTGATATTCTGGTTTTAAGAAATGGAGGTGAAAGATAGTGCAGGGTGAAAGAGTCAAAGAGGTTCGCAAAGCTCAAAATATGACCTTAGAAGAATTTGGCAAACGTTTAAATGTCACTAAGGTAACTATGTCAAATATAGAAAGAGGACATCGCGGTTTAACGGAAAGAATGTTAAAAGATATCTGCCGTGAGTTTAATGTAAATGAAGACTGGCTACGGACCGGAGCTGGTGGCCCTGAAAATATGTTTATTCCGGAAGATATGCGGTACCTGAACACCGTTGGCAGACTGGGAAACGAGCAGAATGAGTTTAAGAAATTCTGTATTAACATGCTGATGGAGCTTCCGGACAAATACTGGGATTACATTTATGAAGAATTCAAGAAATTTGAGAAAAAAGAAGAGTAGCCACTAAGGCTACTCCTTCCGAGGTTATCTGCAGATAAAATTGTAGATCATCTTTCCAGGAATCCGATAAGGAGATAATAGATCTCTTTTGCGCGGTTCCGGTTTCTTTCAAGTAATTTAATAATAAGTGTAATGTATTTTTCGTTTTCCATGAGTATGTACCTCCTGTGTCGAACATTCGTTTGTATTTAATATACAACAAGATTCTTTCGATTTCAAGAGGTGCTTTGTAGCATTTTCATAATCATCCCTCCCTGTGTATATTATGACATTTTTTCCAAAAAAATCATGCATTTAGAGGGAATCGTCCAGCATTCTGGACACTTTTTTTGTTTTTACTTGTAATCCGACTCGAACAAGTCGGTAATCCGCACTTTTAGTGCTTTTGCAAGCAGCTCCATGTTTTCCATCGTTGGCGAATATACTTCGTTCATTATATTATCTATTGTGGACTTGGATATTCCCGATCTGACAGAGAGCTGTCGGACTGAAATGTTTTTGCTATACATAATTTCGCTTAACAATATCTTCATAACCTTATTTCTTTGCAAAAGCATTTCTATTATACTGGAAATTCATTCCACATCTTTTGATATTTAGGAGGTATTTAAAATGGGACTTTTTGGCAATAGCGAATCCAAAGATGAGAAGAAAGCTCGTAAACAAGCTGAGGCAGAGGTAAAACAGCATGAAAAGGATCTTGCCATTCTTCGCAAATTTGGAATGGAAGGTTTAACTGATTCCAGAGATATTGAATCCGTTAAAAATATATTAGCTGAATTAAACGGTACTGGTCTTATAGAGTTAGGTATTACCTTAGGTGCTGGAAATGACCGCGATATTCAGAAAAACTTAATGTATTATCAGCGTGCAATCCTCGAACAGAATTTTATTATAATCCGTCAACTTGACAGAATTGCAAAAAATTTATCCGAAAAATAAAAGTTATCTGCATAGTAATACTTGTGATTCTCAATATACTGTAAGCAAATAACTTTATATAAAAACCGCCCCTGCTGGTAACAAGGACGGCTTTTCAAGAATCTTTGCAGTTGTGAATGCTCAATTCTTTCCTGGACAGTTAGAATTATAGCATATTTATTTACACCTGCAAAGGTGCATTTTTTATACCCTTTTTTACATAAAATATCACGGAGGTGTGCTATGAGTCTTGAAAATGTATGTATCTATTTAAGAAAGTCCCGCGCTGATCGGGAGGCTGAAGCAAGAGGTGAAGGTGAAACCCTGGCTAGACACGAACGAATCCTTCTCGATCTGGCCAGAAGCCGTAATTATAATGTCGGTGCTATTTACAGGGAAATTGTTTCCGGAGAAACTATCTCTGCCCGACCGGTTATGCAGCAGCTTCTTCGAGAAGTCGAAGCTGGTTCGTGGGATGGCGTCCTGGTTGTAGAGGTAGAACGTCTGGCCAGAGGCGACACAATTGATCAGGGTGTTGTATCCAGAGCTTTCCAGTTTTCTGATACAAAGATTATTACTCCAACAAAAACTTATGATCCTGATAACGAATTTGACGAAGAATACTTTGAATTCGGTCTTTTCATGTCCAGGCGTGAATACAAAACTATCAAGCGGCGTTTAAATGCCGGAAGGATTTCTTCTGTCAAAGAAGGAAAGTATTGCGGGTCCAAACCGCCTTACGGATACGAGCGTGTTAAACTGCATGGCGAAAAAGGTTTCACTCTCCAGCCGGTCCCGGAGCAGGCCGAAGTTATTAAAATGATCTACTCCTTGTACTCCGGAGCATCCGGTGACCGAATCGGTGTTTCAAAGATTGTCCGAAAACTCAACGATATGGGGATCAAATCTCCTTCCGGAAAAGACTGGGTTCCGATCAGTGTCCAGGATGTTCTTGCAAATCCTGTGTACGCCGGAATGATCCGCTGGAATGGTCGAAAAACTGTCAGGGCTATTCAGGATGGTATGGTCACGCAGTCGCGTCCACGATCTAAAGAGGATGATATACTCTTATTTCCCGGCCGGCATCCGGCAATCGTATCCAAAGAAATGTATGATTCCGTACAGCAGATCCGGAAGAAGAACCCTCCGCGTCCGATCAGTATTAAGAACACGATAAAAAATCCTCTTGCCGGAATTGTGTACTGCAGCAAATGTGGTCGCGCCATGGTTCGGCGGCCTTATCAGAAACGCGGTCAGGATGACACACTTATGTGTTCTTACACCTCCTGCCCTACTGTAAGTAGCAAATTGTCGCTTGTGGAAAGAGCTGTGTTAAATGGCATTCAGGATCTCGTTGACGAATACCGCCTGAATGCTGCTGTTCCCGGTCCGGATATTAACAACGCCGTTAAATCTAAAGAGAAATTAATTGCAGAGAAAGAGCATGAACTAGAGAAATTGAATGTACAGAAGATGAAGCAGTATGATCTGCTCGAACAGGGAATCTATACGACTGAGGTTTTTCTTGAACGATCTAACTCAATCGCATCCTCCATTAATTCCTGTCAGGATTCTATAGAATGTCTAAAAGAAGAAATCAGACATGACAAAGAGCTTATTGATCAGCAGTCCTCTTTCATTCCAAGATGTGAAAACCTGCTTGAAATCTACTGGAGTTTAGACACTGCCACAAAGAACAAGATGTTGAAAGAGTTGATCGAGAGGGTTAATTATACGAAGGATACCAAAAATGCTTTCCGCAAGGGGAATGAAGCCACCTTTGTTTTGGATATTTTCCCCAGAATTCAGTCAAATTAATTAATGATAACATCTATGTACAAACGAATCAGCTCATAGCTGTTGTCATTTTAATTATGCAATAAAGCTTTGACAATACCGCACAATGTGTGGTATTGTTTCAATATGAAGGAGGTAACAATTGTGAATATTACAGAAATGAGAAATTATATAGGAGTCTCCAGAGCAGAGTTCTCCAGGCGCTATAACATTCCGCTCCGTACACTTGAATCGTGGGAATCCGAAGTCCGAACTCCACCGGAATATGTTCTGCGATTATTGGAAGAATCTGTTAGAAGAACAGACATTGTAGAAGTAACATTCATGTATGACACGCTTCTGCAAGAAGATAAAATCCATCCATGGTCTAAAGATTTAGATGACCAATACGGAGCCGATCAAGCAGCGTATAAAACCGTGTTAAATATTGTCGATAGATTCCGGGAAAGGTATCCTAATTGTGAATGGGAGGATGAAGATATAGATTATATCGATGCGATAGAAGGCTTCGCTTCAGATTTCTTAATAAAGTCGTTGGGAAAAGGAGAGGGAAATGAGTAGAGAACGAGGTGCTGGATACATTCCGGATAAAAGCAATTTAATGTCAAGCACTCTGGTTATGTTGAATTTTTTCAGGGACTGCGAGAAATCATTCTCTCGCTTTTCAGCTTTTTTAGAATCGAATTATAATATAAAATCCGCAAACACTGTTCGAATGACTCTGGTTACACTGTGCAAATGGAAGTTATTGCGTGAAACGGATTTCAAAACTTACTCGCTCACAGATGCAGGCATCAATCTGTTAAATACGCCCTCCGAAATTTCACTGGGCAAACATATACAAGCCTGTACACTTTATTTCGCAGAGATTTTGCAAGAATTAGAAATAGAAGCAGGGGTGCTAACCGGATCAGCACTAAAACAGGCGGCAAACCAGAAATACAGTATGTCGTTCAAGTCGAGCAGCGACTTATCATGTCGCACGCAATATTTAAGGGGGTTAGGTTTTATTGAGAGAAACTCGAAGAGATATAGAATAACTTCAAAAGGAAAAGATTTCTTGCAGTTACTAAGAGATGAAAGCTTACTTTCAGAGTGCAATAACAAAAAATCATATAAAGAACCAGAATCAAATAATCACATCAGCCTTGAGTTGCCCAACAGCTTTTTGAAGAAATGTAAAAGGCGAAATTTATCACCAGAATTTGTGTTATATAAACTTATGGCGCACTACGCAGACAATGAATTGTTTTAGAAGGTTTATTCAAAAGGAACTCTGTAACATAGAGTTCCTTTTTTTATTCCTTTAGATTGCAATCAGGTCTTTCCATGTGGCAGGTCCGCATATTCCGTCCACTTCCAAAACTTCTTTTCTGGATTCCTGATAAGCTTTCAGAGCGTAAATCG